AATGGTCCCCCCGGGGGAGGGGGAGCCTGGTCTGCCACTATGGGAAACCTCAGTAATTTTTTAGGAATGGTTATCGTTTAGATCACTAATCCAGCTCCCGTGTCCAATCACAGTAATTTTTCAGGATTGGTTATCGTTGTTAAGCATCTGCTTATCAAGTTCCGTTTGTAAATAACGGTTTAGTTCCACCGGCGTTTCAAGCGTATCCTCCTGGTGTTCAAGGCACCATTGTTTACAATCTATGACTGCTATCAGTTCCTGATCCTCATACACATGGCAAATCAAACCACTACGGTAATAAAAAGCTATCCATGGGGTCTTGAAGTGTATGACCTCCGTGATCCAGCTTGTTTGATCCCCAAATCTGTAGGTTCTCATTTTGTGTGCCCCGTATGTGAATTGCATGCCTTACAAACTTGGTTCCAAGGATCAATGGATGCATCATGAGGTTTTCAACACGGTGCATCATGCCGTCAGCAATGCCAGCGGCACTGTGCTTTATGTCTATGGTCCAAAGGGTAAATTGATCTTTGCCCAGGATGTCCGTGATCTGATCCTTGAGCATTTGAACGTGAATTACCCATTGCTTGATAATTCTACATACAGTGATGAAACCCTGGTTAGCATCCTTGTTGAGGCTTACACTAACATCATGCCCTTGGTCAGGAAGCTGAAGAATGTGATCCGTAAACATGCACGCTAGTCTTTTGGATCTCTGCTGTTCTCAATCAAACCCCATTCCACCAGTGTCCTGTAGGCTTCTGCTTCTGACAGCTTTTGATCCTTTGCAAAGCTTTTTACCCTTTCATGCATCTCATGTGGTATCCGCAGCGTGACAAAGTGATTATGGATCTTTGCTTTGATGTATTCCCCCCTTTTGTAGGTCATTTGCAATCAAACCCTGTCAGCATCTTGTCTCTGAACTTGCCCCAGAGCTCTTTGATCTTGTTCCTGATGTTATCATAGAACCCATGCTTCAGTTCCCACAGCTTGCCTTCCTTGCCGCAGATATCTGATCCTTCACGCATCCTGTAGCAGTCATTCCAGCCGCTTTTTCCTGAGTAGATGTTTGGTGGTCCCTTTGATGCTGGATGCCTGCAATCATACCAATAGCCGTACTCACCTCTTCTGATCCTTACATGCTTGCATTCTTTGCATAGCTTCATCTTGTCTCCTCCGTTACTCTGTATGATCTCTCCGTATAGCATTCCATCCCTGACCACCAGTATTGCACCCTGCGCTCTACACAGGTGAGCCACACCCACCTGTAGGGGCCCTGTCTGCCCGGGATGTAAAACAGTGTGGCCCTGACTGGGCGCCATGCGTACCACCGGTGCCATTCATCTTTGCGTTTGGGGGTTGCTGGTATCTTGATCTCACTCTGCATATGGTACCTTCTCTTGGATTAGTGGAATGCCCTTTGCATCACGTATCAGGTTCTCAGTCAGTTTCAGTATCCATGCCTTGAACAGGTAGTGTGATCCTGTACATGAATCCAGCTTGTACGCAAAATCCAAGAGCTCTTCTCCTTTTCTGTTTTTCCAACCTTCCCCTGGACTGTAGGTCCTATCCTGTTCGAAGTGTTTGAGCAGTATTCCACCGATGTAGGACTTCAGGTCCTGGGTCAAGTCATGTACCAGGATCAATTGATCTTCATCATTGTAGACATACAGGTGGCAGCCTTCGGCGTTGCTCAGCGCCGTGATTATGCTTCTAGCTTCAGGTTTGCTCAGGAAGCCATCTGGTTTTGAGAGCATGTATTTCATCTTGCGCACCCGTTGATATTCGGTATTTACGTCCGTATGATGTTTTGCATGACCATCACCTACTACTGCGGCAACGTTGAGGATGCTTTCATCAAGCATCCAACGTATTTACATTTGGCTGACGCAGCCAGACTGTATGCAACGCCTGTCCTGTATGTGTACCGTGATGATGATCTGGTGCTCACTTTGCCAATTGATGATATGTGGGACAATAGGCTTGCCCGGCACCATCAAAAGCGGTTCAGGGAAGTTTCCGTATACGAAACCTTCATCAAGATCTTTGAACGCTACGTGAGGCGCAAGTTGAGATGCCTGTGATCCGCTATATGGTTGGTTCCCCCACCAGATGCCTTCTGTTCCCTCACTGGTCAGAGACCATCTCGTCGGCAGAAGTAAACAGGACGGTGGATGATTTCTGGGGTGATGACTCCTTTCAGAGAGATCACCGTCTCTATGTTGAATGTGATGGGGAAGTCATCCTGCTGATTGACATTGACCAGCTTTGGCAGCGCTGCTTTAAAAAACGTAGATCAAAACAGATGGGGAATGGTTGGCCACGCAAGTCCGTCACTTGGCCAGCCAATAATTCCATGGAAGCTGTTATACACCGTCACATACGGATGCAAATATATCAGGAGATGAAGAGGCGATCATGTTGACCTACGCGGTGATCAATTCAGGGTGTGTTTATGATCTTATCTTCACAAACATTCCACGTCACGCAACAATTTTTAATGCGGAGCTTAACTTCAATCCGGCAAATGAAGAGCCCCACTCAAGAGAGAAGTTGCTTACTTTTAAAGACGATGATCTTGTGTTCATCTGTGACATTGATGAACGGTGGAGCTCATGGTGTGACCGCCAAAAGTTTGCCGATTCAAAATGGTATTACAGTTCCATAGAGCACCCGCATTTTTGCAATATACTGGAACGCTGGATCAAGTTCTGCCTTCATAAAGGCGCTTCTGAAGGGCCCACAGGCTTGCCCAATCGTATGCGTCAACTGGCTGCCAGTGAGAGCACACCCGGCCTAGCCATGGGTTCCCAGGCTTAAGACACCAGCAAGTTGGCCCTAGGGCACACTGCCCGTAGTTGTCCTTGATGTAGGCCTCGAGATCTGTCATTTGAGAACCTCAATTTGTGTGCTAATGCAACGGTGCACAAGGGAGCGTACGCATGGCAATCACTGCGGATCAAGTCAACCGTCTAGAGACTATGCTGCATAATATCCATGAGCACTCCCGCAATACCGATGCCAACATCAGTTGGCTTATGTGTCACATGGAGATAATCATGACTGATCTTTCCAAGCTTACGTCTGCACAGTCTCATCTTGCCGACGAGGTCATGGCCCTCAAGGCTGTGGCCGACAAGGCTGTATCCACTCTCGCCGATCTTTCAACGCAAGTGAAGTCCCTCACCGACCTGATTGCCACGCTGCAAGGATCAGGCCCGGCTGATCAGGCTACTATCGATCAGCTGACCGTTCAGTCCCAGGCCATCACCGCCCAGGTTGACGCTGCCATGGCTGAAATCAGCGCCGCAATCCCCGTGCCTGCACCGACACCAACTCCGTAATTTGCTTGCAAGGGGCGTGGGAGAAAGCCTTGGGATCAAACCCGGGGCTTTCTTATTCCATGAGTTAACTTGGGTATAAGCCAAATAGATTTTTAGAATTCATAGAGTATGTAGCCCACCTCAGATTCCTGCGCCTGTTGTCGTGTGAGTTACCGTTCCTATGATCCACCAGTTTGTGATCCCCTGTTGGGGGCTTACTGGTCCGCTTCATTATCTCAACATGCAGGTAGAGGGTGAAGGTGCGCAGCCGCAGCCCGTTTGAGTTCTCCCCAACAGCGCGCCTCAGGTACCTCTTGCCACAGGGTGAGCGCTTCCAGCACCAGCGCCATTGCACTGCCCAGTGATAGTCGTTCTCATCAACAACTGCCCAGGTCTGGGCGTTGTCATCTCCGTAAATTCTGAATTCGTGATCTGTAGGTTGCCATGTGTTCGGATCAAAGGGATCACTGCGCATGAGCATTGTGGGGGCACCTCAGGTATATCTTTCAGTTGTTGTATTATATACGTTCCATTGATTATCTTTCAATTTGAAAAGGGCGCAGACTTTGTAAACAATTTTCATTGGTTTGTATTCATCTTGGTGAGCACTGTAGCTTTCCGGAGTGTAAGCAAGGCTCATCAGGAATTCGTGTGGGGCATTCCTGATGACGGCGGCTACGATGTAATCAGATTCTATAAAACGTGTTGCACTATAAACCCCAAATTCCCAAAAGTCTCTTTCTTTGGGATTCAAAATCAGATTTGGATCCGCAGTCTCAATCCAGGCGACGGTTGTTCGTCGTCTTATATCTTCGCCAGTGATAACGCCCCCAGGAATAAAATTGATCAGGTTTTGCATCCTCAATGAGAAGCCGACTCGATCATAGCCTCCTTCAAAAGGAGCAAGGTGATGGCACTCCTGTCCACTTTGCAGAAGCGAGTAGGTCATCATCTTGCCGCCGTCCATTCCCATGATGATTTGGATTGTTGGTACTTCCTGTTCTTGACAGTGCTCCTGCTCTGCCTTACTTTGGTGCGGTAATAGTGTCATTGGAGATCTTTCATGTCAGAGGATGGATTTGTCACGGGAACCGTCAAGTGGTTCGACCCGGACAAAGGTTGGGGTTTCATAACGCTGCCGGGTGGTGGCGTCGACGTGTTCGTTCACATCAATCAGCTGAACAAGTCTGGTGTATCCATTGTGGCTGAGGGTGACCGCGTCCAGTTTCGAACGGCAAAGGGCACCAAGGGTGCGTTCGCCTGCAACATCTCTATCATAGCATGAGGCAATCATGGCTTGGTCTCCGGTAGGTGTAACCGTTTCACTGACCTCCTCTACAGGTACGGTGGGCACTCAGTTCCTTGGTGTTGGATCTCCGAACGTTGTTACCAATAGTGCGTTCTCAAATCTCATCTCTCGTGTGTATAATGGCAATGCGGCTGCCATGACCTTTAGTCTAGGCCCGGCCAGCCACACACCGAGGAAAATTCCGGTAGCTGCTGGCGCATTTATGTATATTGCGCATGGCCCCACGGATAACTTCTTCATCTGTGATGGTCTCCCAACGCTCAGCTTTATCACCCCTGGCCAAGGCCAGATCACAACGTAGGTACTGAAATGCCAAACGTTCCCGGCCTAACAGAGATAGCAACCACAACGCAGCGGAGCCGCAAGATGCCTATTGGCCCGACTCACACGAAGAAGCAGAAGCAGGCTGTGGTCCATACTGAGATGCACAAGTTCAAGAAAGGTGCGCTCCATAGCGGCAGCAAGAGCGGCCCCATCGTCAAGAGCCGCAAGCAGGCCGTCGCCATAGCGATGTCCGAGTCAGGTCAAAGTAAGAAAGCTCCAGCAATTGGGCATGGTGAGTCCAAGCCCGGTTACGATCGGAGTGCTCACTTCAAAGGCAACCCTGGATTCCCGAAAGGAAACAGCATGGGCAAGCGCGTACTGAGCGGACCAAAGCAGTCCAAGAGTTATCAAGAGGCTGGCTACAAAACCGACAAGTGGCAGTCCTTCAAGACTGGTGGCGGTGGTAGCCCGGGCACTGGTGATGCAGCCAAGTCCAGGCCCGTCCTGAGTGGTGGCAAGCAGAAGTCTGGTGGCACCCACAGTGGCGGCAAAAGCGACTACCAGGAGGCTGGTTACCCGCTTCCGAACAGTGGCTACGGCGGCAAGAAGCCAACGGGCGGTGGTGAGGATACCAAGTTGCCGGGCGGCTCGCGCGGCGGCTATCAGCAGGGGAACTTCCAATCAAACGCCTTCTCAAAGGGTTGTGCCCCTGTTGGTTCAAACACTCCTGCTCAGGGTGCGAGCACCCTTGGTGGTCATTCACCCAGTCGTAATCCGCTGCGCATGTCCGGGCACCCCGGCGCTCATCGGCTTGGCGCACGCAATAAGTAAAAGGAAAGTGTCATGTCAAAGAAGAAAGTAGTTGCTGGCCCACGTTTAGGCACTCAGGCGCCCACCATTGTCCCAAAGAAGACTGGCTTCACGAAGGCGCTTGTTCAGCCCAAGCGGCTGAAAGCGCCCCGCCATCTTAAGGGCAAAGGGCATCGCTAGACGACCCTTTCAAGCTTCCTTATATTGATCCTCATGGCGAGGACCAAAAAGTTCAAGATAGACCTGCCCCTGTACGTGCACCCATTCGAGGAAGAACCTCGGTGGGTGCCACCAAAGCGGGGGCGTTTGGTTATCATTGAAACAACCCTCCTGAAGCCCGGCCACAAGTTCTCTACACGTGCACACATGTCCCCTGAATCCGATAAGCGTCGGATGGCGGGCTTGTTCAAGACTTGGGCCAATCTATACAAACTGAATAAGGGGATCACTCCCATGTCTAAGAAAGAGAAGCAGCGGCGAAGTCGTGGCGTTGAACGTGCTAACCGCAACAAAGTGCGGCTGACCGTTGCCAAAGAGGCACGTGAGATTCAGGAGATGGCACGGAAGAGTGCTGCACAGGCAATGGATGTGGCACGTGAAATCCTGGCCAATCCGCTTGAGCGCGCCAGCGATCGCTTGGCAGCCGGAAACTTTATTACTGAACGTGCTTACGGCAAGGCCACGCAGACCAACGTAAACGCACAAGTGGATGCAAATGGTGATACGAAAGCGGTTAGCGCCAAGGAACTCGATCAACGAATTGAGAAGGCTATCAGAGGAGTTGAGGAGCTTACGGGACGAACGGGCAAACCGGATCCGAGCTCGCAACGACCTGTTAACGTTCGCAAGCGTTATCGACATACCAGCGGCTCCACAGTCCATTGATGAGGACGACGAAAAACTGGACCTGAAGCCCAACCTTGCGGGCTTCGGGGCACATCACCTGTTGTGGATTGAATGTTTGCAGCGCGTTGAGGACGGTGGCATCAAACGCCTCCTGGGCATGATGCCTCCAGGCTCAGCTAAAAGCACTTACTCATCGGTTGTGTTTCCTTCTCACTTCCTTGGCCGGTACCCACGCAAGTCAATCATTCTGGCAAGCTACGGTGATGACCTGCCACGTAAGTTTGGACGTCGTGCCCGCTCCATTGTTGAGCAACCCATCTACAGACGCATCTTTGATACGGGCTTGTCCGACTCAAGCTCTGCCTCAAACAACTGGCTGCTGAACAATGGCAGTGAATGGATGTCCAGCGGTATCTTGTCGGGCATCACTGGTAACCGTGCTGATGGGATCATTTGGGACGACTTGATCAAAGGACGTGAAGCAGCGGATTCAGATATTCAACGCCAAAAGGTTTGGGATGCTTATTGGGACGATCTCCTAAGCCGTAAGAAGCCGCGCGCTTTTGAAGTTGGTATCACCACCCGTTGGCATGAAGACGATCCTGCTGGGCGCATACTGCCCTTGAGCTACGCGGGCGAGTCAGGTTGGGTGAGAGGGAGAGATGGCAATGATTGGTATGTGTTATGCCTACCTGCCGAGTGTGATCGAGCTGACGATCCACTCGGACGTGAAATTGGCGAAATCCTGTGGCCGGAATGGTTTACTCCAGAGCACTTCGCTCCTTATAAGCTCAATGCCCGATCATGGAACGCCCTTTATCAACAAAAGCCCGCGCCTGACAGCGGCGACTTCTTTCAATCCGATTGGCTCAAGCCATATGGTGACAGCTACCCAACCAAAAAGCCCCGACGCGACACGTTGACCATCTACGGGGCCAGTGACTACGCGGTGACTGCTGACGGCGGCGACTACACTGTGCACATCGTGGTGGGCCTTGATCCTGAAGGCCGCATGTTCCTTCTTGACCTGTGGCGGCAACAGGCGTCGTCGGACGTTTGGGTTGAGGCCATGATTGATATGGTTCAGGTGTGGAAGCCTTTGGGGTGGGCCGAAGAAAAAGGTCAAATCACCGCTGGTGTTGGCCCCCTGCTGACCAAGCGGCTGCGTGAGCGCAAACAGTTCATTGCCCGCGCTCAGTTTCCTACCAAGGGTGACAAGGAGATTAGGGCACAGTCCATCCGTGGCCGCATGGCCATGGATGGTTTGTATTGTCCTTTCCATGCTCCATGGTTTCCAGCTTTCAAAGCTGAGTTGATGTCGTTCCCAGTGGGCCGCAACGACGACCAGGCGGATGCTCTTGGCCTGATTGGTCAGGTGCTTGATCGCATGGTTCGTGGGCGCCCCACGGCAAACGATCCGGACCGTCCAAAGGTCTTGTCGACTGATCCATCTAAGTGTACAGTAACTTTGGAAGACATGTTTCAAGCTAACGAGAAACGTCGGCCTGCCCGTAACCTTAGAATTGCCTGAGCAAAAAGATGCCTGAAAAAATCGAGCTGGATAAACTTGCCGGACCAGACGGCAAGGCTAAAGGGCGTCGGTTGGCTAGACACTGGCTTCAGCAAATTGATGCTACTAAAGAAGACAGCCGATACAAAGGATGGGTCAAACGGGCTGAGACCATTGAGCGGCGTTATCGTGATGAGCGCAGCCGCGTTGATGAGGACAACCAACGTCACTACAACGCATTGTGGTCCAACACTGAAATCCTAAAGCCTGCCCTGTACGGCAAGTGCCCCATTCCTCTTACTGAGCGGCGCTTCAAGGATAGAGATGATACCGGCCGCTTTGCCGCCACCATCCTTGAGCGGGCATTGCGCAATGAGATAGAAATTTGTGGTTATGACCGCGCCATGCGGCAGGCGGTCATGGACTTCCTGCTTCCTGGGCGTGGCGTGGTGTGGGTGCGCTATGAGCCCCTGATTGAGGAAGGTCAGTCACTGGGTCCTGAGACCCAAACTGACATGGAAGGTGAGAAGGGGGAAGACGACGCTACTGGTACTGCCTCAGAAGAATTCCGACCGATCAAAAATCGGTTCAAGTCAAGTACCGCCCTCACCTTAGCGGCAAAGCAGCCTCCGATTGATAAGGATGCCGACACTGCTGATGATCATGATGAGGATGATGAAGACCCCGATGTAAAGTCATTGGAGGATGAAGAGGAAATTGACAAGCTTCACGCCACTGGTGATCGCATTGTGCGTGAATCCACCCCGGTGGACTATGTACCTTGGCGTGACTTCATTACGCTGCCCCTGCGGGCCCGCACCTGGGTAGAAGTTACTGCGGTAGGCAAGCGCGTCTATATGTCGCGCGACGAAATGAAGAAGCGTTTTGGCAATACAATTGGTAATGCCATTCCGTTGAAGAAGGACGACCGTGGCGATCGCAAGCTGACGAGCGCCATACAAAACCTTGATGAAGACAAGGGGCAGATTTGGGAACTGTGGGACGCAACCACAAAGAAGGTTTACTGGGTTTGTGAGGGGTATGAGTGGCTATGCGATCTTAAGGAAGATCCTCTTGCGCTTGAGAACTTCTTCCCAGTTCCTGAACCACTGTTTGCAAACGCAACCAATGAAACTCTGATCCCTGTTCCTGAGTACATTGAGTATCAGGACCAGGCGCTGCAAATTGACGAGCTGACCCAACGCATCGCCATGCTTACCAAGGCGTGCAAGGTCGCTGGCGTTTACAATGCTGCGGCAAAGGACATTCAACGCCTCTTCCAGGAGAGCGTTGAGAACGAACTTATCCCGGTTGATGACTGGGCGGCCTTTGCTCAGGATGGTGGTGTTGAAGGCAACATCTCCTGGATCCCAATTGAGCAGATCATAAAGACCATCAATGAATTGATGATGGTCAAACAGAAGCAAATTGAGGAGATGGATAGGCTTACTGGTATCAGTGACATCATGCGTGGCACGACTGATGCTCGTGAGACACTGGGAGCGGTCAGGATCAAGACCAATACGTCAGGCACACGTATCAGCTCGCGTCAAAATGAAGTTGCCCGGTTCGCATGTGACACTTTGCGGATCATGGCTGACATCATGTGCCAGCACTTCAGCGTCAAGAGCCTGATCGATGCATCAGGCGCCCTGTACGCCGAAGGTCTTGGGCCAGAGGACCTGCCTAAGCTTAGTGAAATGAACAAAATGGTCCCCCCGAAGCCCCCAATGCCGGGGCCTCAGGGCATGCCGGGCGTACAGCCCCCGGGCGGAGCGCCTCCTATGCCGCCTCCCCCAGCCGGTGCACCAGGGGGCAACGTGGTACCGTTTCAGCGTCCGGGCATGCCACCCCCCGGGGCGCCCCCAGGCGTGGCCCCAGGCGGCCCTCAGGGCTTGCCAGGGCAGCCTCCAATGGGTGGACAGCCGCCTATGGGCGCGCCACCTCCAATGGGCGGCCCTCCAATGCCCCCGCCAGGGCAACCGCCAGAGCCTGATCCTGAGACAAAGGCCAAAATGGATGGCCTCATCCGGATTTTGAAGGGGATTGTATTGCTTCGTAACGAAAGACTGCGCGGATTCCGCGTAGACATCGAAACTGATAGCACGATCTACCCTGATCAAGCGCAGGAGAAGCAGGATCGCAACGAATTTATCCAGTCAATCACTAAATTCATGCAGGTTGGTTCTGCGATGGGGCAGACGATGCCTGAATCTATCCCGCTCATGGCGAAAATGCTGCAATTCGCAGTGCGTGGGTACAAGGTTGGGCGTGATCTTGAGACCGCCATCGATGAATTCTGTGATGTAGCACAGGATAAGAGCAAACAGCTTCAACAGAAGCAGGAATCTGAGCCCAATCCGCAGGAAGAGAAGCTCAAAGCTGAGACTGACAAGATCAAAGCACAGGCTGAGCAGGCCCGTGCCAGCGGTCAAAAGGTTGGAGCTGACGTTCAGATAGCCAAAACCAAGTTGGAGTCGGATCAACAGCAAGCACAGGCTGAAGTTCAGCGTCAGCAGATTGAAAATCAAGGCGAACAAGCCAATTCTCAGGCTGATCTCCAAATCAAACAGCTCGAACTGCAAATGAAGCAGATGGAAATGCAGATCGAGGCAATGAAAGCCATGTTTGAAGCTAAAAAGATCAACATGGAAGGCGAAATGAAGCAGCGTGAAGCGCAGATGCAGGAGCAGCAGGATGTTCGTGATCAACATATGCAAAGTCAGCAGATGGAAATGAACGAACGTCAAGGTCAACGTGACGAGGCATTGGCTCACCAGCAAATGCAGCACACGGAGCGTCAGGCACAACGTGACGATACGATGGCGCAGCACGACATGACCTTGAAAACTGCTCAGGCGCTGCAACCTAAGCCGGTGGCGGGGCAAGTACAGCCTCGTCAGCCACACCAGACTGGCAGTATGCCAGCGAAACCTAAGACCATAGGCCAACCTTGAGGAGAAAGTTAGATGGCTACGTTTGTTATCAGAGACGGCGAGTTGGTTTTGAAGGAATTGGCCGGACCGCCCCCACAAGAAGGGAAAATCCTTGGTGAAGCTCCAATGGTGATCTCAGATTGCATGTCTGAGACTCGACACATGGCGGATGGTCAGTATTATACATCCAAATCTGCGTTCCGGAAGGCTACGAAAGCTGCTGGCTGCGTTGAAGTTGGGAATGAAATGTCTACCTTGACGAAGGCCCGCCCTCGCGTTCAGTTCAGTAAGGAAAAGCGGGTGCATGACATCAAGCAGGCTGTAGAAATAGTACGCAAACGAAAGAAAAGGCGAAGATAATGGATCCAACAGACATGATGGCTGGCGCTTTGGCTGGCGGCGCCCCTCCAGGTGGGGCCCCACCCCCAGGAATGCCAGGAATGCCACCTAATCCACAAATGGCCCCAAATGGGGCTGGTGGCCCCATGGGCATGATGGGCTCGCCCAAAATGAGCCCGTTCGGTGGCTTGCTTAGCCCGATGGGCGGTAACCTCCTTCAGCAACTCACGCAAGGTGGTGGACCGAACTCCATCTTGAAACTCTTGCAAAACGCGCAACCTCAG